CTCTAAATCGTGAGGTGCAAAATGATCTCCGTAATAATATTCCTTATCTTTTACTAGCTGAACATAATGCGGCAACCCCTCTCGATTATTCTCATAATAGTCAATAACCAAAATCTGGTTCCCTAATTGCTGAAAAAATATTATTGCCGTGTTATCATCTACACCTAAATCCCAGGCAGTATGAACTAATAAAGCTGGGTCGTAAGCAAGTCTTGTTAATTGTTTTTTTTCTTCAAGTTTTTTTATTACATCTCCATATACAGATCCCTCTATATTGGCAATCCAATCACACTCAAATTCTTGCTTATACTTTGCATCTCCCATTTGAGCTTTAGCAGCATCTAATTCTTCCTGGTCGATAATTCCTGTCTCGCTGGCTTTTGCCGTGTAAGTATACCATTTGTCATCTGATAAAGCGTACTGGTATATCTCATAAAATAGGTTCGACATTCCAGCTGGCGTACCTATCATATAACAAAAACCCTTACGATCAGAAATAGCTGGTCTAATTATCTCATTCCATAACCTCGGTTCTACTTGAGCAACCTCGTCTATACAAACTCCATCCAGGAACAATCCCCGTAAGCTGTCTGGCTGTTCAGAGGATAAAAGCGTTATTCGGCTGCCATTCGGCAAATCGCATCTTAGCTCTGTTTCGTGGAATTTAACTCCAGGTATTCCACCCGCAAACATTTTTAAATAATCCCAGGCTATACTCTTTGCTTGCTTATAAGTCGGTGCAATATACGCAAACCTCGGATTTTTCAACTTATGTGTCAGAGCTGCACGGATGAGGTGGTTAATTATAGCCACGCTTTTCCCGAACCTTCTATGACATGAAAGTACAGCAAACCTATACTTATCCAAATTTTTATGTAGCTCCGCCTGGAGCTTTCTTGGTGTATAAGGTATTTGTACTTTCATTTTATAAAACTGCTAATATAATAATCAAAGCTGCAACACCAAGTACGACTTTTTTATGATCGCTCCAATAGTGTTTCACTTCTTGAATAATAAAATCCATAATCCCTCCCTAGTGAATTGTTGGTAAATCAAATACTTCTCTTATTGATTTATATTCAATACCGCTATTCTTCATAAGTTTTCTGCAAAAATTATTTGCATGATTTTGATTTTCAAAGCCGTTTAAGTGAATAACTAATCCGTTGGTATCTTCATTGGTAAAAACCATGGCGGTTATTAATTTATCTGTGTATTTATCTTTTTCATTCATCTTAAAGTCTTTGTGTGTGTTTGTGTCTTGAAGTCCCAATATATATATTTTTAAAAATTGCGGCTTGTTTTCGGTCTATACCCCACCTTTGTTCTTTCAAAATCTACACTTTTATATGCAAAACTAAGCTCTTACTACCCATTTACTGACCTTCTTATTAAATAAGCATTGAACCACGCCAAATGTCGTCAGGATTTATAACTGTGTACCCAAAACGAACTCCATAATGCGTGTGCGAGGAGCGTGGAACTGCCATGTAAAATCCAACAATCTCCACATTCGTTACCTTTTACTTCTCTTCCTAATCAGTCGTGCTTGCTCCAGGTATTGCTTTAGCATCCACACTTGATACCTGATCCATAACTTCTTTAGCTTGTATAATATTGTTTTCATTCTTAGGTTCTCCCCAACTAATGATTAAATGATTATCAATCTTCTGTTCAACTTGACTTTTATCGCCAAAGGTTGACGCTGCTAATTTTGTTGCAAGCCATCTTATGTGGCTCCATTTCTCTCTTAGGAAATGTGTCTCTTGTGGTGTCTTTGGTGCTTGCATATCTTCTGCAATCTTATCCAACAAAGTCCAAACTCCAGTTTGTCTAGCTGCCATTATCTTCTCTTGTAATTTTTTATCAGCTCTACATTTTTTATAAATGGTTGAGACATCTGGCATTGATTTATCTTTACAGACAGTTGAGAGTGGTTCTCCCAATTCTAGTCTTTCACATATTTTTTCGATTTGATCCATTCGTATAATTCTTGATAACTTTTATCTTTGTACTGTTTTAAATTTCTTATTGCTTTTATTCTGCCTTCAATAGATCTGGGTCCAGTAGAAAATCCAGCATGAAATTTGCAACGGTATTTTTTAGAAGTCTTTTGATAATATCCTTTGCATAAACACCTTTTTGTAAAATTACTTCCTCTTGTATAACTGTCGCATTGGATTTTATGTAAGGGTCTTCCAGGCATAAAAATACTAAGCCTATCTTTCCTATTAGATTAATTTGTCTATCTTGTCTAGCACAGATTTATCAAGATTAAATTCTAAGTTAAGAATAGCAGCTGTATATCTCCTCTTAATAGTTACTCGATGACAACCAAACTTTCTACCAAGAGCTACCCAGGAATATCTCATAGCTTTCGCCCAGATTAATCTTCGATCCTCGGTCTTATTAATCTTAGTGAGTAAATCAATAGCTGTTTCCCAACAAGTGATTTGATGGCTGTTAGCTCTGAGTTTTAAGCCTTTTTTCTGCCAATATCCCATATCCTTTGGATCATAGCTCATCTGCAACACACTATACATTTTAGGTGTTTTAGGTTTTATTGCGTTTAATCCAGGCATTAACCTTTCGGTTCTGCCAGCAATATCAAATATTTCAATTATTTTATGAGTAATTAACCGCAAGCAAGCTGCCTTTCTGCGGCAGCATTAAACTTTTTTTTGGAGGGTTTCTCCTCTTCAATTATATCTTTAAATTTGTGTTTTCTTATCATTTCCCCTGTCTTGTTCTTAAATTCAACCCACATTCCTTCTTCAGCGTAATAATTCCATTCTTCCCCTTTATAGTTTAATTTGTCTCTAGAATGATTTGCAAACCCCCCACTCGAGAATTTGCTCTTAAAGGTATTATTATTATTCTTATACCTATTATAGTTAAGATAAGATGGTTCTTTTAATAAACGCCAATTTGGCTTATCAGAGAAGCCAATTTGACTACTCACTCTTTTCTTAATAGTTTCTTGTAATGTTTTCTGGCGGGTTAATAGATATAAATTAGTAGATCTTTGCCGTTTAATCGTAATAAGCTGTAGCTTGGCAAGGTATTTGACGGATCTTTGGATTGTGCGTTCAGATAAACCAGTTCGTTTTCTAATTGTATTGTATCTGGGATAACATTTTCCATCCTTTACATTCATAAAAGAAACTAAGCAAAAATAGACTAGCTTATCACTTCCACTCAGCCGCTTATCCGCCAAAATATTGAGATCGCCTACAAAATATAAACTCAAGCTACATCCTTCTTTCTACAGACTAAATTATGTCTATCCTGGAGCAGCTCCATTGCTTGAACCCACGCCTCAGGTGTAAGCATAACTTCCTTATTATCCTTAGTAGGTGTGAGCTGCTTAACTCTAAACCTTATAATCTTTCTATTATCATCAACTTTATAAAAAATTAAAAAACTCGGTAATCCCGCCAAACGAGCTAGAGCTTCAGTAGTTGTGGTGGCTTTCCAAGTTTGGTTTACATCAAAAGTAGTTTCTGCAAGATAAAGTGGAGCTTTACATTTTAAACAAATACCCACGCTATCTATATCAATATAACCAAGTTTGTTATCCAGGCTGCGGTGCCATTCAGAATAAGGATCTCCTTTATTAAAATAATTATTTCTTGCCATCTATTCTTATGTAATTCTTTTCAAAATCTTTAATTTTTTCCTCGGCTTTAGTTAGCTTAACTTGTAATTCTCCATTTATTTTTTTATGACCGTTACTGATTATTTTAAAATTAGAGTTTTCCTCGCTTAGTCTATCTATTTCTTTTTTAAGAGTTGCTATTTCTCCCTCATACTTGCTAACTTTATTAATCATTAAATGATCCGCCTCGGATTTGATTGCCTCTTCTTTTGCTAAACCTTTATTAATCTTGGCTAACTCTTTATTTAAAAAATCAGCCATAACAAAACTCCCCATCGCAATAACCACAAAGCAATAAGCTCTCTCCTTTGTAACCTTCTTTTAAAATATCATTAGATGGATGATCTATTTCGCAACATCCAGCGTGCATTGCTTTTGGATATTTATTTACATAACTCATCCAAACTTTACAAAATCGTTCCCATTCTAATTTATAAGGATCAACAACAACTTGATTTTGTGTTTCCTTTGGAAATAAAATTACAGCTGCAATAATAAATAAAAATAATATTTTCATTTAATCACTATCTCCGTAACCTCCTGTACCCAAGCTCCAGGAATAGTGTTTGTATTACCAACAGTTAAAGAACCATCCTCTGCATCTATTGAATAATCGGCAAAAATTGTAAGTAGTTCTTTTGTTTGAATTAATTTATGACCCTTTGAAATACAAACTGCGGGTTTTAACTTTTTAGCTTTTTCAACTGACATCCAGGAATTATCAGCCAAGGTGTCGAACCACCTAACTTCAACAAATGGATAATCTTCAATCGTTCCAGATATTTTTTTTTCTTTTTTTCTATTCATAAAAGCTAGCT